CATCGCATCGGACAACTACTGCGCCGACCAGATCGTGGCACAAGGCGCAGCCTCGGGCGTGACATGGACAGTAAACGCAACAGACCCAAGCGACCTCATTAACTCGCTTTACGAAGTTGCCGAGTCCATTCTCGTAACCACACGTTTCTTGCCTGACCACTTGTTCGTCAGTCCAGACGTATGGAGAAAACTTTCAAGCCAGTTGGACGCCGACAAGCGACCTGTATTCCCATACGCTGCAGTTGCAGGTCTCATGGGCGTAAACGGCATGGGCACACAGAACATCACCACCACAAACACCCTCAACCCATTGGGCCTGAACCTTGTGGTAGATGTGAACTTCGCTAACGGCACCATGGTGTTGGCTCGCGGTTCCGCTATTGAGTTCTACGAGCAAGTACGCGGCATCATGTCAGTGGAAGTACCAAGCACACTGGGTCGCACATTCTCCTACTACGGTTATGTGTCTACTTTCATTGCAGATGCGACCATGGCACAAAAGATCACTGTCGCTTAATTTCTGAAAGGCGGGTAACGCCATGACCGAAAAGGCGCAAGTGTGGCGGTACTACCGCTACGACAACTACGCAGTAATCCAAACGTTGGAGTCTGTCCCCGTAAACGTCGGGGACAAACTCAACATCACAAACGTCGAAGCATCGTTTAATGGCAACAACAAACTTGTGGTGTTCTGCCCGCAATACCGCTTCATTGGTGTTGAGTCGTCTACTGGCGATTGGCTATTTGACTACACAGACCCGATACCAAACCAGGTTATGTACCAGTCCACTGGTGCTAACAAGGAAATATCGGCGCTTACTACTTATGGCCTTGCAACATGGGAACCACAAATAACGTGGATTACAGCGCAAAACCTCACGACCTATTTGGACATTCCGCTTACTTCGAGCAATGCCGCCACACTGATTACCCAATCTGCCGCAGCTGCTAACGCGTTCGCCTATCGGCGCAGGCAGGAAGCGGGCTATCTCACTGACGTTATTGACGAGGTACCTAACGAGGCCGTATTTCTTGGCACACTTATGATCGGCGCGGCGTACTTCCGTCAGCAAGGCTCATATACGGCGCTGGCATCGTTTGACGGTATGGGCACACCACCCGCCAACGGCATCACGCCTATGGTGTTGCAACTGCTCGGCATCAACCGCCCACAGGTCGCGTAATGCCTCTCCCGTATGACGACCTTTTTAACGAGGCGATAGACGACCTTTCAACGACGCTTAAGACCATTACGGGCTTGCCAGTGGCGATAGACCCACGTCAGATAACCACCTCGTGCGTGTTTATTGACGCACCGTCTTTCGATGCGTGGAACTACAACATCGTTACCCTGGACTTCCCCGTAAAGGTCATCGGCTCGGGTCCGGGCAACCTCGACGCGTTGCGCGACATCCTGCAGATTACGTCTAAAGTGCTAGCCAAAAATGTCGCAGTAAAGTCAGGCCGTCCTACGGTTGTGTCCATTGGCGGTGCGGATTACCCCGCCTACGATTTACTTATCTCAATGCAAGCCGAAACAGCGTAAGGAAACCATGTACAAGATTGTTAGCCCCCGTATCGGTGTTCCCGGTGACGAGTTCCGACCCATTGGCGGTGTGAACATAAACGCGCTTATCGAGGGCGGTTTCATCATTGAGGTTGGCACCGAAAAACCCAAAACAAGAAAACCCAAAGGTGATAACATCACCACAGACAAGGAGTCGGAAAAATGACAACCACATACCTCGCAAACCCAGTCGTGACCGTCAATAGCGTGGTGCTTACTGACCAGTGCACCGCCGCTACTGTTACACACCGTTTTGATCAGTTGGAGTCCACCGCTTTTGGTGACACTGACCGCAAGTATGTCAAGGGCTTAGGCAACCACGAAGTAACCCTGTCTCTATATTTGAGTTACAGCGCAGGCGACACTTACGCGACTTTGCAAAGCCTTGTTGGCACTACCACCACAGTGCGTGTACAGCCAACCTCGGGCGCAGACTCGGCAACAAACCCCGGGTTTGTCCTCACTGGCGCGTTTCTTGCAGAACTTCCAGTAATTAACGCCACCATGGGCGAACTATCTACTGTAGACGTCACTTTCGTAGGTGGCGTATACAGCACAGACACCACCGCCTAAACCGGTCAGACTCTGACCCCGACTCAGGAGACAACATGAAACTAACCCTCGCCGTAGACCTCGGAGACGGCCCCGTACAAGTGCAAACAAACTTGTTTGTGATCGTGCAGTACGAACGCAAGTACAAACGCAAAGCATCCGAAATGGCATCCAGTATTGGCTACGAAGATTTGCTTTTCTTGGCTTACGAATCCTGCAAGGTACACGGCATCACCGTTCCTGTGGTATTTGATGACTTCATCAAGCGCGCCGTGTCTATTGAGGTAGTGGAACAGGAAACAGACGCAAACCCTACCCTCGGGCAACCTACCGATACGCACTAGCAGCTCTGCTACTACGCACAGGCTGGTGGCCCACTGGAGTAGACTTCGACATCAAAGACCTACACACGGTTGATGCGATAGTCAAGGAACAAGCGAAAAATGCCCGTTAGCGCAAAAATGGAGATTGTTGGCGCAAAGGACGCTATTCGCTCGCTTAACAAAATTGAGCCGGGGTTGCGTAAGGAGTTCGCAGCCGAGGCTACCCGTATTGCACAACCCGCTATCCAAGAAGCCCAAAGCCAGTACAGCCGTATTGGTGTACCTCTGTCGGGTATGGAACGCAACTGGACAGCAGACGGTCGCAAAATATTTCCATACAACGTGGCAAAAGCCTTGCGCGGCGTAAAGGTCAAATTGCAAGGCGATCGAAGAGTGACTTCCGTAATCCTTATTGAGCAACGAGATGTGGCCACCGCAGTGTGGGAAACCGCAGGGCGGGCGAACCCGAACCGCTTAGGTAGCCAGTTAGGTGAACTTGCCCCGGGTCGTTCACGCGTTCTTGGGCCTGCGTTGTTTCGCAAGCGCACCGAGGTGCAAGGTGAGATGGAGTCTGCAATGCTTAACGTGGTGCGCCGAGTTGAAAGAGAACTTAAGTAATGGCTTTAAGTATCCCAATTATTACTGAGTATGTCGGCACAGGCATTGACAAGTTTAAAAAAGAACTAGCGCAAGCCGAAACAAATACCCAAAAGGCTGGGCTGGTAATTAAAAAAGCCATGATTCCTGCTACTGCCGCTATTGGCGCTCTTGGCGCTGCACTTGGCGACGCCACAAAAGCGGCCATGGAAGATTTAGCAAGCCAAGAAAAACTAGCTACACAGTTACGCACAAGCACTAAAGCAACAGATCAACAAATTGCAAGCCTTGAGGACTGGATAAGCACACAAGGCAAATTGTTTGGCACGACTGATGATCAGCTGCGCCCCGCGCTCGCCAAATTGGTACGAGTTACTAACGATGTCACACGCGCTCAAAAACTTGTTTCGATTGCTCAAGACATAAGTGCGGCAACTGGCAAAGACTTAGAAAGCGTCACCACTGCATTAACTAAAGCGGAAATGGGCCAGTTTGCAGCCCTTAAAAAACTTGGTATTCCTATTGGCGAAAACACACAAGCCCTTATGGATATGGCTTCTGAGTCTCGCAAAGTGTTTAAAGCGCAACAAGAATTAAACATTGCTTTGGAGTCCGGAGACCATAAAGAAGTCACAAAAGCAACAGAACGCCTTACCGATGCCCAAGCAAAATACAACGCAGTTGCGGTCGAGGGCGCAGATTTTACGGAAGATTTAGCAAAGATTTTTAGCGGTTCCGCAGCTGCTGCCGCGTCTACTGCCGAAGGTCGTTTTAAGATTCTTAAACTGCAATTAGATGAAACAAAAGAATCTATCGGTTTGGGTCTTATACCTGTCATTGAGGCTGGTCTACCTGTGCTGGAAGATTTTGCAGATTGGGCACAAGAAAACCCAGACACGTTCAAAAACATTGCTTTAGCAATTGGCGCTATTGCTGGCGCAACAATTGCCTTAAATGTGGCTATGGCTGCTAACCCTTATGTTTTGGCTGCGGCAGGTATTGCGGCGGTAGCGGCAGGGTTTGACCAACTGTATCGAGCAGCCGAAAAAATAAACAATATCGGCGGGTTGGCTGCGCGTGTCCTTGGCTTCGTTTTTGGTGGCCCTGCTGGCGCTATTTCATCGTTGCTCAAAATTAGTGATTTTATTTATGACGCTGTTTTGCCCGGCAAAACTGGTGCTGGTAGCGGCGGTAGCGGTTTGCGTGGCGACCTTATGAAAGAACTTAAAGGAATACCCCGCATGGCTGACGGTGGCATTATTCGTCATAGTCCCGGTGGCACACTGGCTTTAATTGGTGAGGCTGGCAGGGATGAGGCCGTTATCCCGCTTGATCGTATGGGCGGTATGGGCGGCAACAATGTGACTATCAACGTGCAGGGCGCAGACCCTAACGCCGTGGTAGACGCACTGCGTACTTATATGTTCCGTAACGGTTCCGTACCCATTCGAGTGTCGTAATGGCTCGCTATTTATGCAACGTCTACAAAGACACAGGAAACGTGCTTTTAACCGATGTGCAAAACGTTGTCGTAAACACCGGGCGAGTACAAATACAAGACCCGTTCAGAGGCAGCACCGCAATAATTACAGGCCGCAACCCACAAAACTTGCCTGCGTTAGAAATCGGTACAAATATGTACATAGAGATTCTGCGCTCAACTGTCTATGGAAATGTTGTTTTTTTTGGAAAAATCAGCAACATCGAAACCATCTACGGCGAAGTTTCAAACATGGATACTTGGGTCATCCAAATAGAAGATGCAATAGCCTTGGCTGGTCGCGCTTTAACTGGTAGCACGTTTTCTTGGGCGGCAGGTACTAGGACAAACATTGCGGCAGCACAAGCGGGTGTGAGTGCAGGGGTAGCCATTTTGGACTATTACGGCACTGTCGGTTATAGCCCTCAGGGTCAGTCTTTTGTTTCGGCTCAAAGTTTGCCCACCACAAATTTACTTGCCATTTTAAACCAGTTGGCTACTACTGAACAGGGCCGAATGGCTGGCATTGACTATGAAACGATTGGATGGG